CATAATGTCTTTGGGATTAGGGATTGAAATAAAAAACCCACCATCTTAAATGGGGATGGTGGGTTAGTTTGTCAGTCGGTGCCCACCTCAACAGGGCCATAGATATTAATGCCGCCTGTGTAGGTTGCCTTCTGTCGGTTCTGAGCTGTGGGGTTCACGTTTACCAGCTTACCCTGGCCGCTGCAAAGAGTCTTACCAGCGGTGCGGTTGTTGGTACCAGAGACGAAGACAATCTTCCAGTTGATGGGTGTGTCGTTAACCGCATTGAGGAAATCGGCCAATGATTTGCCGCCTGTGTCGGTTCCAACGCCAGCCAATGCACCAAACTGAATGTCGCCGCTACGCTGAGTTACGTCGTACTCGTTGTAGTTGCCGTCGGTGTCGGTCGTATCTTTCGTTGTGCTATTCTCAGTAGTAGCCGAAAGATGCAGGGTTAAGTCGGTACTTAAAGCCACAACTTTGCCTGTTGCGGGTGTACCTTCCATTATAAGGAGTCGTAGATGTTGACCTTTATCTGTTGCCATATCTTTCGGTTTTTATGCCAAAGCTCCGCTGCCTTGGTATTGGCAGCTCACTTGGATGTTAGTTCTGTTATTGGCCTGAATGCTCAGGTCGTTCAAAATAGCCTGGCCACTTCTGGCGAATGGGGCATTCTGTGCAACGCGGTTCTGCGTTCCACCTGTCTGATCCCATCCGACGGTGACTTTTGCGTCTGAGTTGAATCGGGTGATGAGCGCGCGCAGGGATGCAAGCGATGCGTCGAGGTTTTCAACGCTAACATTCCAATCCTTGCTGGTCATCTGCTCCTGGGCATAGCTTCCAACGGTGTCTTTGGTGGTGCTGTCTTCCATCGAACCGCTAATCGTTATATTACAATTAACGGCTTCGGGTACAGCGTTGCCACCTACAAATACCCTGAAGTGCTGGCCCATAATCTTAGTCAATGCCATAAACGTCTTGAATTTAAGATTCTACAAATGTGATAACCGCTGAGAATTTGCCATCGCCAGCGGTGTTGTACTCAATGAATCCACCTGTCGCGGGTGTCAGCCCTTCGGATGCTGCCTGTGCGCGCAGATCGGCCAATTTCTTGGCCACATCGTTGCGGGTGTCAGCAATAACCGTTACTGGCTTGCCCGATACAATGGCGATAGTGTTATTCTTCTTGCTCATCTTCGTCTGCAATTACGTCGTTGTTACAATCACATTGATAGTTGAGTATCTGCCAATGGCAGGGCTTCAGCGGGTCATAGTTAACGGCCTGTGCGCTGAAGGTGTAATCAGCAGGCACCAAGTCGAAGTCTTCGTCGTCCTCGGATGCGTTGATGAAATAGTTGTGTACATCCTTACGAATCCGGTTGGCGATTTCACCAAGTTCGATTCTGGTGCGCGCAGCTATCTCGATGCTAATTTGAACGTCGTCGGTGTCTCCCTCGAAAGGGTCGTCCTTTGTTTCGGCGTTGTTAGTCAACCCATCAAAATGAACGATTATGTAAGGTATTGGCGCATTATCCAGGTCTTCATCAGGCAGTCCGATGGCGGTGTTGTAAACATCGCCTGCGGGTAGCTTTGCCATCAGAACTGAATCTGCGCGCAATGCATTTACAAAGATAACGTCTTGGAGTAAACTCATACTATCAACTGATTGCTATTTATCGTTTTTGCTTCCTTCGGGAATGGCCGACGGACTGTCGGGCTGTTACGTCCTGAATCCGTCGGCAGGCCAATCCCAAAGATTATGCAAGAATTAGAGGGTGGTGGGCTCTGACTGCTCCTGAACGGTGTACAGGGCAAATCCCTGAGTTGGATATACAGCTGGATCGCCTGAAGGCTCGCCGCCGTTGATGTAGATCGACAGGTCGGTGATTGACCAAGCTGTGTTCAGGATTACGCGGGTGATGTTGCGGTCGGCGAGTGTGATTGGATCAACCACCAGACGAACATCGCCATGCTGCTGAACGGCCAGCCACTCAAAGTAACCGATACCGATACACAGATCAGAAGTGCGAACCAACTTGTTGTCGGTTGTCAGCTCTGTGTTCAGATAGTGGGTAACGATGTATGGATAGCCTGCGCAGAGTCCGTTCTCCACGATGAAGCCACCAGCAGCACCAGCAATCTTTGGTGTAGCCTTCAAGCGGGCCTCAGTTACGCGGTCGAGAATCAGGGTAACGTCGCCCTCGAAGAATCCATTGTTGCTGAATACTGCAACTGCGTCGAGGATGGCTGCGTACTCCTTACCATTGCCAAGTGTGATGGTACCAGCAGGGGTGAGGTTAGAGAATGGGCCGTGGTTGCCGCTGAATGCAGCACGGCTGTAAACCTTCTTGGCCAGATACTTACGAACGGCCAATGTGAACTTCAGCTGAACGAATGCCATCAGATCGAAGGCACTGTTATCGATGGCCATATTAGATACAGGTACCTTCAGGCCACAGCGACGCTGTACAGGGTTGATCTTAGCAAAGTCGAGAACCTGATCGCCCAGGGCATCAACCTCGCCGACCTCTTCCATCTCAACATCGTTGATAGAAACAGGCCATACCTCGTTACCCTTAACACCTGTTACGATGTTGAGTGACTTTGGCAGATCAAGGCCTTCGTGCAGGGTTGGAATCAACTCATGGATAGTCAGGGTGATGGCACCAGATGCTTCGATGTTAGCAGATACGTTGCTAGAACCGCCGCTGTTAGAACCAGGTGAAAGCAAAATCTCGCGCTTCTGGCCTGTCTGCTGTGCTTCGCGCAGAATCTCGCGCAGCTGCTCGCCCTTGTTTACATGCTCCTTGTACTGCGCCATCTCGCGCTCGTTCAGCATGCTTTCGATCTGCTCGCGAACGATTACTGCTTCGTTGGTCAGGTGATTCCACTCGCGCTGCTCCTCCTCGGTGAAGGGTCGCTTTTCGTTGTAAGCCTTGTCGTTCATGTCAGACAACTGGCCCTGAATCTCACGGCTACGAGCCTGAAGCTCGATTTTGGTCATTTTCTTTGTCATAACTCGTTAAAATTTTAAAGGGTTAATATTGATTTTCAAACTCACTTACATGTTGAGAAGTTGACGACGACGCAGGGCTGCTGCTTGCATGGCCTTCTCTTCGGCTGCGCGCTTCTGCTGCTCTAGCTCTTCGTCGGTGTTGCGCTGCTGTTGGCCTTCGCTACCGTTGCCAGCTGCACCCTTGATCTGTGCTTCGATGGCGCGCTCGATGTCGTCGGATGCTTCGCGGGTTCCTACGCTTGTCTGCTCATAGGCAGGGTGGGTAACGATTGAAACATCGAACAGCTCCACGATGCGTTTCACATGGCGAATCCAGACTTCCTTACCGTCTTCGACCTCGTTGGTGCGCTCATAGCTCACACCATTTTCGGTGTCTTCCCAATCGTCGATGAAGGCGAAAGACATTCCGCTGATGTCGCCGCGCTTAATCAGTTCCAGAGTGTCGTTGGCTGCGTTGGTCTTTGGCAGATCACATGAAGACTGCACGTTGCGCTCTGTCAGTTCCAACTTCAGCGTATCTTTTCCTGTGTTGCGATAGCGGCCAAGAACATCTGTTACCATGTTCGAATGGTTGATATTGAAAACAATATCCGAACGCTGCAACAGTTCCTTGCTAATGCAACCAGGTTCCAGCACCTCATACACTTTGCGGGTGCTGCTCCAAGGGGTCAGGTTTACAGATCGCACACCAAAGATGATGGGCTCGCCATCAACGGTGCGGCTTTCTTCCTGACCATCTTGCGATTCGCGAAGGTGCAAACCGCAAAGGTTGTTTGGGATAAATCTAACCTGTTTCATCTGGTAAATTATGAATTAACGTTTCAATATTCGTGGGTAAATTTGTCGGGGGTTTACTGCGCGATTGGATGCTGTGTGCTGAATCTCAGCAATGCGCATGTCGCGTCGGGTTGGCCTGACTTCAATGCGGCCATGTTCGTCTGGAATAAACATCATTTTTCGCTTACGGTTTTAATGTTGTACTGAATAGCTTTGGGGAACTGCCAATCAATCCAGGCGGATATGAGACGTTCACCAAGTTGGCCACCGATTCGATATGCGTAATCGAATCCCATATCCTTCAGGTGGTATGCTTCAGGGTTTGTTTTGATGCGGGCTTCGATGTCTGAACCTATTACCACATTACTTCCAATCGCTGTTGTACCCCAATCGCAAATGATTGACAGCACCAGATTCATCATTTCGCGGAATTTATCGCTAGGCATGATGAACATCGAGCATGGATGGAACTCGCGGCTGCTGATGGCCTTGTGCCATGCTGCGCTGAATTCTGGGTGATGCTTTTCGATAACTTTTGTTGCAATATCTAGGTCTTCAACGTTGCCGAATGTGGCATACTGTTCGCGTATGGTTTTACCAAGGTTTACGAGGGTACCAACAATGCATTCCATTGTAGCAAGGTTTGATGGTACCTGGTTCATAAACGCAAAGTACTTGCGATACTGACAGAATCCAACCATCGCCGGAAGATTCTTTTCTTTGGCAATGCGCTCCATGCTTGCGATCTCACTCCAAAACAATCCCTGTCGTTTATCGGCTTCGTTCTTTTCCCACTTGCGCGCATCCAGAACTTCGTAGATCGGGTGGTTTACTACTGGCTTGAAATCCTTGTGGGTGCAAATGTAGATGCGGGCATCCTGTTCCAGCTTGTATGGCTCCCACAGATTACGATGCTGCGCTACCCAGGCGCGCTGCGATTCCTCGTTGTTGGCGCGCCAACTGCCACCGTTGTAGTGCGCATAATAGTTCTGCAGATCGCCGTAGATGCGCGCAGTCAGCTGTGGCTTTGTCTTGATGATGTCTTCCAGAAGACTTGCACCTGTATCGTAGCGGTTCTGTGGATCGTTCGGGTCGGTCGAATGCAGGCACCAACACCGATCGGGGTCGTAATACCTGGCACCATTGGCCACCAATACCGGAACATTCATGTAGCAAAGGAATGGTAGCAGACGGTCTTTGCTGATTTCGCGCGGGTTACGGCTGTGCAGCCATTGCACTTTGCCTGAAGCGGCAAAGTTTTCATCCCATAGGAATCCGATGTCAGCGGTCAGCAGCAGATCAGACTCCATCAGGATGAATCCGTCTGGTACCAATTCCCACAGCTTCTGAACGCTCATCATGTGCTTCATGCTGCCATAGTTCGACTGATGGGCCAAATCCCAACACTTGTTTGGATGCTTGGCCAGCTCTTCATCAAAGTTTACTATCTGCTGTTTGCGGTTGTTCAGTACCTTAACGCCTTTCATCTTCTTGGTGAAGGGGCGTTTGTCTGAATTATCGAAAACGATAATCTGATAGTCTTCTGCGCATTGTTTACGCACCGACAGAATAGCCGCTTCGGTCAATTCTGGTGTATTAAAATGCACAATGCAAATGGTTTTCTGTTTCATTTATTCTTCGTCTTTGGGATTGTCGATTGGCTTGGCGGTTTCGCGCTGCTTCGAATTCTCAGCACCGTTGCGCGTCACTTTTTCAGAACCAGCCACAGCAAGGTTGGTGCTGATATAATGGTCGTCGCCATTCTTAACCGATGGCATGTCGTACTGTGCGCGGATTTCGTTGGGGCTCCATCCGGTCTGAAGGTGAAGAAGGTCGATTTCTGCCTGGCCTTTCGCATCAAGTCGGCGAAGTGCCAGCTCGCATACATGGATGCGTCGTTTGCCAAAATCGTATTCCGACAGCATCTTTGAGTTGAATTCGTCTTCGTAGCTGCGGATGCGTGGCTGGATCGTGCGCAACAGGAATTCTTGTGTCGCATGTTCTGGCATCTTGTAGCTGCTGCCCTGGTCTTCCATCATCATTATGCGAGGAACGCCAAGAATGCGCGCGATGTCGCTAACCTCAAAACCACGGTTTTCAAGCAAGCGCAGCTCGGCTGCAGTCTGTGAAATGATCTTCGTATCGGCCACGTTATCCAACAGAATGAAATCGCCCTGGTTCCAGTCGGCTGCGAATTGGTCTTTTACCTTCTTCAGCTCATCGCGGTTGGCGCGCCCCTTCATTCCCATTGTCGGGGTTTTCTCTTCCTGAATGATAACCTTGTGTTTACCGCCTTTGGCCATATCCTTCAGAGTCTGCTCATCGGCTGTAGCTGCGATGGATAAAGTCTTCATGGCATACATGATGGTAGGAATGCCCATGTAGAAGTCGTCAGTCATAAAGATGTTTTTAAAGTGCAGCACATCTTCAGCAGGCGCATCAATCATCTTTGCAGGCATGTGGTCGCGGTTATATACCAAGTGATATATGTTGCTGATGGGATCGTAACCGCCGCCTGTACACAGCCATAGATTCTTAGGCCAACCGCCTTCGCGCTCGATGTACACAAACGCATTTCCATAATAGATTTTGCGGAACTCGATCTGTTCTTGCAGCTGGCTTGCAGTCATCAGCGGGTTGGGTCGCACCTGTAGCAGATAGTTCAGTCGACCAGCTTCGCGGAAATCATCTTCGACGTAGTTGCCACCTGACTCATTCTTTTTCTGATACTGTACGCGCATCTGGCCCATTGTCTGCATGATGAGCGAAACACCACGAAACCATGCAGGCACAACAAGCGACTTGCGGCCTGTTGGTACGATTACCTGTTCCTTCCAATCGCCTGATGCCACCACGGTACTGTTGCCAGGTGCCGATGGCGATGTGCTTGATGGCACACCATTCACAGCTTCGCGCAGATTGCTTCTATTCCAAAATTTGAAGAAATTATCCATATCTGATTTTTTATTTTTACAGCACTTATTGGGGTGGGGTTTTCTATTCGTTTACAACCAACTGCATCAGGAACTGCAGGGTATCAGCGTGTTTGTCCGGTGCAAACGATTCAGGAAGGATTTGATAAATCTGATCTTCCCACTTGATGCGCGAACGCATTGTTATTTTATCAGTCCATCGCATTCGTACTTGTCGAACCGCATAAGAATCCAGCGCACCCGCATTCATTGCCTTGGTGCCCTTCGACCAGGTGATATTGGCATGCAGCCAATCACCTTCAACCCATTCGATGCCATTTCCGTCAAGTCCAACCGCCGAACCTTTCGCAGCTGCGCGGTTAAGCACCTGGATCATAAAAGTCAATATGCCAGAAGAATATCCCATATTCACGTTTTTATTTTCAGCGCAAATACAGTTCAAAAGGTTACTAAACAAAAAATCCGCGCCAACTCCCTAAAGAGTCAGCGCGGATTGTAATTATTAAAATGGATAATGTTTAATTGTCTTCGTCGTAGCAGATATAACGGCTAAATGCCTTCTCGCTTGAATGGCCTGTTGCGCGCAGTATCTTGTTTCGTGGTATGTTGCGTAGTGTGTTGATGGTTGCAAATGATCTGCGGGCACTATGCGATGATATGAGCTGGAATCTGCTTTTTGTTTCGCGGGTGATAATACCGTTGATTTTGTTGTCGATGTGTACTTCATCCATGAAGTCTTCGCCAATTTGGTACAGTAGTTCATGCAGATATGTGTTGTAGTTGTTTATGTCGCCTGTATATGGTGCATGGTAGTTGTATTTTTCCAGAATGGCAAAAGTAATACGGCTGTCGATGCTCATGGTGTTAATAGGTACATGGCATTTATTGCCTGTCTTTTGCTGCACGATCGAGAATATTCCATTTTTGAAATTTTCGGGGCTGATGCGTACCATGTCGGAATAGCGTTGTCCGAGGTTGCAGCTCAATACAAATAAATCCCGCACCTTTTCGAGTGTTTCAATTTTGTTTTTGCGCATTTTTAGCATCTTCTTCGATCTGAAGCTGTATGTTTCTGTTGTGCCGATTTTGAAGTGATAGATGTGGCTAATTTCGTCGGGTGTTAACGAAATCTTTGATGGTATATAGTTTGGTATGTCAACCTCGCTGTAGCTTGGATTAAGTTTTACACCGTATTTTGACGACCAATTAAGCACCGTTATAAGGTTGGCTTTCACATGCCCGATGGTGGAATATTTTAGGCCCTGATCTGCTAGGAATGGGATAAAATGATTCCAGAATACAGAACTAATCATAGCGGGCATAATAGTACAACCAAACATCTGCTGTATGTTTTCCAATTTTTTGACCAACATGCGATAGTTCTGCCTGATGTTGGGGTGTGATCGCGATTTAATCTCACACATTTTATCGATGCATTCGATTAGTGTGCAGTTCGTTAGATCAAGAACAAACATGTTGCCCATACTGGTTGCCAGGAACTCGCCGAAGCTGTTGTTTGTGCTTCTTCCATAAAAACCTTGTGTTATCATATCTTGCATAATAAAATATGAGGCAGTACTACGCGCTGCTATGGCTCATCAAGCGATGCCACAGGGCCCTTTCGGGTACCCTACGCGGTTACTGCCCCAATGGGGTTAGGTTACAAGTTAGCTGATACAATAAATGCCAACTATAGTGGCGGCATCGACGTACCGCTTGATGATTTTAGCGATGCAAATATAAGAAGTTTATTTTTAACCACCAAACGTTTTCCAAAAATTAACATAAAAACTTGTTTCCGATCTATAGCCTTATTCCGCAAGTTTGGCACAAACTGCGAATTAGGCTTCGCACTTTGATTTTTCAATAGTGCTAATTAGGCTTAGTAGTTGCTTTTTAAAAAGCGCAACTTACCCATGCGGATAGAATAAGAAAAAATAATAATCCCCGGCAATTGGCCAGGGATTATTTATGTATTGAGTTATTACAAAAACTATATACTCTTGAATTTATCTATCATGTATTTGACAGGAATCCATGCCAATACTGCAATTAATGCTACTATAAAACTATACATATTTTTAATTGTTTAATGTTTATACTGGAGTACCTGTTGCATCTACCCAAGCAGATAAAGAAGAAGGAATAGAACCTCCTATCTTTATCATTATTAGAGTGTATACTAATAGAATTATAATTGCTATTACTATATTCATAAATACATATTTTAAGATACTGCTGTGCCATCTGCATATACCCAAGGAGTAGTATTATCGCCAGTATAATAAATCATTGCACCTACACCTGCTTGACCTTTGTCTGTAGCAAAATACTCAAATCCAATACCAATACCTGAAATAGGAACATTTGCATAAGTACCCCTATGAGAAATAATAGTATAGCTATCACCTTTTTTATAATCTATTATATTTGCATTATAATTATTATCTTCAATTTTAGAAGTTTTTGCAACGCTTGGATAATGGCTACCATCTATAGTTTGTATAAGCCAAGTAGGTGTTGTTGAAAACTTAATAGTATTATCTTTAATTAAAGATTCAAGAATATCCTCTATATAAAATACTCTACTATTTGAAGACGATGCACCATTATAAGTTATATAATTATTACGAACTTCTGCATATAAGAGTTCATACATTTGCAAATATAATATAGACAAGAACTTGTTTCTAATAACAAATACTTTTACTTTAGGATTTTGAGTAAAGTCTTCTGTGTTTGCTAAAGAATCTATATGAATTTGGTTAGAAAGAATATTATCTTTTATCTCTATTATAGAATCTATATTTGTTCTTCTGTTTATAAAAATAGAGGAATCAGTCGTTGTGTTGTTAGATACTCTATTATTTATTACAGATATTACTTCGGCTTTTAAATAATCAATTCTAATTCCATTACCATTATTTATAATTATATTATCTTCCACAATAAAAGACTTAATTGCAAAGTTGCTTATTGTTTGAGCATTTATTGCAATGGCTGCTAACTCATTAAATGTACCTTTAATAATATTATTTTTAATTTTAATAATAGTGTTAGAATAGTCATAGTTTGGGTCACCAAAACTTACTAATCTTCCAATACCACCATCTTTGTTGAATGCGGTACCAATAGTATTATTTGTGATAATCAAATATCCTCCGTTGTAAAAATTTGTGCTTATACATTTTACCGTACACTTATCTACTTTTATATTGTTTCCACCAACATCAATTGCAGTCCCTGTTGTACTAATATATTCATATGTATAATATTCACAATTAGCATGACAATCTAGACTAATGTACTTACTGTCAGCGTCTTTCCCGTCAAACGTTAAATGACTATACACAAAGTCTCTATTAACAATATGTATTGTTCCATCGTCACCTCCTGTAGCTAATGAATGACTATATCCACTAAATATTGAATTTGCTATATTAAAGAATTGACTATGAACTACTGATATACCATATTTGTCACCAGTATTATTCGCATTACTTTCTATTCTTGAATTTGTAAGTGTCCAATGATAGCCATATCCAATACTTGCAGCAACATTACATCCCTGGTTATTATTAATAGTAAGATTATCAAATTTTGAATCTATTATATGGTGGCAATAAAAAAGATAATGGGCATTTGAATCATATGTAGCAGAATCTTTTTCTATGCTTAAATCATGAATATTATAAGTGTAATATTTCGGTTTAGTAAGAACAGTTCTAAAAGGTACAGTAAGAGAAGTTGTTTCTGAGCCGAAATCTTTTTTGTATTTTCCATATACACTATTATATAAAACGATTTTGTTATTTGTAGAATCAACAGATAAAACCCTAACTAACTCACTTTGGCGATAATATATTCTTGAAGAATTAAAGCTACCATCAACGCTATCCGTGATGATAATATAATCATCTTGTTTTATACCTGCG